CACTGTCCGGCCAATAGATCAAGACGTTGTGTCGAGGGACCCCTTAGTTTCTCCGGTAGAGGTTTTGCCCATAGAAACCATGAGGGTGTTCGATAATGTCGCCACAAAGAGGGTGGGCGATGGAATTGCAACCCTGATTGAGCAAACTCCAAACAAAGAGCTAGACGGGATTATCCGTTTAGCCACAAAAGATGACTTGTCTGAGGCTTCTGGGAGGATCTGGAGGCATAAATCATACAACAGGGAGTTTGAAAATCTTGTAGACGAAGATGGCTTCATAAACTATGTGGTCGAAGACCCCGATCTGTTTGAGGCGCTGACCCGACAGTCTCCTGAGGCTGCCGGGATGGTGACCAATATCTTGAAAAAGGTGGCAGATCTCAAAAGGCAAAGCATCACACTTGTGCCAGACTTCGCGGTCCTGTCGATCCTTCGCGACCTACCACTCTATGCGGTACAGAGAGCCGCCCAGAGGGGTCCAGAGGCTGTAGCAGAGTCTCTTGCCGGAGGCGCGACTGGTGCAGCCGTAGGCCTCGCAGGAGAAGGGACGCAAGAAGAGAGGATGGCGCGGGCGTTGCAGTTGGGAGCCGCAGGGCTGGGCGTTGGAATACTAGCCAGACCTACCGCAGAGATTGTGAGTGCCGGAAAAGCCATTACCGGCGCACGTTTGGCAAACAGAGATATAAATACTCTAACAAATATTTCTCGCACGTCCTCTCAAACCCTTTCTGGCTTAGGAGAAAGCCTTGGCATTGACCCGGGCGAATGGAATGAGTTTGTCAGGCAGGGTGGACTAACTGTAGGTCTTTCATACGGCAAAAAAGACGCAGAGAAACTTGTTGCTAGCCTTATGAACAAGGACGAAAGGAACAGCATCCGATCTACCTTGGGTGGTGTCAAAGAAGCCCTAGAAACCATCGGAATGGTGGCTGAAAATGCCCCCAGACTAGCGATGTACAGGGCGATGCGCTCCGGCGCGGCATCAAAGCTCCCCGGATCTAGTGTTCAGGAAGCAATCTGGTCTGCTCAAGATGTTACGTTGCCCTTTGCACTGAGGGGGTCAAATAAGACCATCCAGACTATTGCCCAGATAACGCCATTTTTTAATGCGACACTTCAGGGGTACTCAAAGCTGTTCAGGCTTTTTAGGGGAGACCCTTCTAAGTCTGCACTGACAGGCGCCTCACAGAGCATGTTGGCCATGGGCACGGCGATGACCGCACCAACCGTCGCCCTATGGTCCGTTAACAAAGACAACCCGGAATACTGGGACCGTCCCCTTTGGGAGAGAAATCTTTTCTGGCTTATACCTAAGCCGGAAGGTGGTTTTTTCCGCGTACCCAAGCCGTTTGAGCTTGGCTACGCCTTTGCTTCTCTGCCCGAAAGGGCGTTGGACGCTTGGGCTCGAAGCGGAACGATTGAATCCGCAGCCCCTCGCGGCACTGATGCTGCTGGCGAGGTTGCACAAACCGTTGTCGATCTCTTAAAAAATCCAGCAACAGGAACCCTACCTATACCTGCAGCGTTGCAGCCTTTAATGGAGCAAGCCGTTAACAGGGACCTGTTCAGGTGGAAGCCGATTGTCCCAGAGTATCTTGGTGTACGTCCTTCGGCCCGTCAGACAACGCCAACAACTCCAGTTTTGGCAAACAAGATTGGTGAGTTGACAAATATTTCACCTCTCCGGGTAGAGGCATTGATACAGAGCCTTGGCGGTACTGTGGGTCGTAGGGCTATGCAGCTTGTGGACATTGCAGGTACAGCCACTGACTCACCAACACCGGCATCAAAACTCACCCCCGCAGAGCGGCTTGCTCAGGTTACGGGTGTAACAAGGTTTAATACACAACAATACGACATTGGCAATATTGAGTACTCTGCGTGGAACATCCTTAATAAAGCCAAAACCATTGAGGATGAGTACAATCGCATGGTGCGTAGCGGAGTAGCCGCTCAAGCCCTCGAAAACTATAGGGAACAGTACGAGGATGAGCTAAACATTGCCAAAGCCAGCAAGGGCCTTCTTCGCGAAATGAGAAATATTAGACAGAGAAGGAATTCTCTTTTGCGGAACCAGAGCATCCCAGAAAGAAGGCTTCAGACACAACTCAATTTGGCCTCAACACAGGGCAGAAAGGCCGGAGAACGAGCCTTTAAGCTTATCGACAGGGTTGCCCGATGACGCAGGACGATAAAGAAGAAGCCCACCAAGTTTGGCACCTGAGAAGGGAACTAAAGAAAGGTGACGCTGTTTGGGGTGAACTGTATAACAAGAAAGACGGTCACTCGTTTCACAGCATAGAGAACTCAGAAACATTGATCCCAGAAGGGCTGCACCCCTGCATTAAAGATTACTACCATCGTGGGGACTACCCGACATTTGAGATCATCGTTGAGGGCAGGGACCGCTTGCTCTTCCATGCGGCCAACTATGCGAACGAGCTTGAGGGCTGCATTGCTCCGGGCAAGGACCGGGGTGAGACAGAAGACGGACGGCTTGCGGTGTGGAGTAGCAAGAAAGCGTTCAACGAGTTTTGGGAAATCGTGAAGGACGAAGAATCCTTTCTACTTTTAATTAAGGACGAAACAGAGACAGGGTAGCATCATGGCAGAAGTGTCATCCATTTCTAGGGTAGGGACAACCGAGCCCTTTTACTTGCAGGTCGCCAGAGGTCAGATCGGGTACCATAAAGCCGTATTTAAATTTGGTTTTAACCCCGACATTGATGACGCCCTAGAGACCGTGTGGGCTCAGGGTGGCTTGTACACATACCTGTCAAGCGCAAGCACGTTATACATATCAAGCTCGTCTACGGCAGATGATGCCGCAGGGACTGGGGCAAGAACAGCTACAGTAAGCGGCCTAGATGCTAATTATGATGAGGTTTCCGTCACGGTAGACATGGACGGACAGAACGGTGTTCAGCTTGGAGATGCTTCCAACTGGATTAGAGTGTTCAGGGTTGTTGTCGAGACAGCCGGTAGCGGTGCAGAGAACGCGGGCATTTTGTATGTAGGAACCGAGGCCGCACCTGTTAGCGGTGTACCTGCCAACAAATATGCTACAGTTCTGGTCGGTGATAACCAGACAACAATGGCCATTTGGACTGTTCCGCGTGGTTACACTGCTTTCTTGTTGCAAACAGACGTTACGGTAGCGACGACACAAAACAACAAATATGCAACTGTTTCGCTTGTTGCCCGACCGCCCGGAGGAGTCTTTAATCTTAAAGACAGGTTTGTAAAAAGTCAGTCTTCGGTTCACCAAGAATACGTGGTGCCGATAAAGTTTTTAGAAAAAACAGATATTGAATACAGGGCTGTTGGTGACAGCGCTGGTGCAGACATAGCAATTGCTGCGGGGATGGATATTATATACATCCAAAACAGGCCGTATCCAGAATAGGAATAGGACTGATGAGTAGGTTTTTGAGTGTCTTCAAGGACAACAATGACTGGAACGAAAAAAGCATTGTTGGTGGCCTTTCGTTCGCAATGATGGTTGTTACTGCCGTGGTAGATGTTGCTACGGGAGTGTGGGGCATTGAGTTGTCGATCCAAGAATTTATTTACAACTCATTTTTAATCATCACGCTTGGGTGTTTCTCAATCAGCGGTGTCGAGAAATGGGCACCGAAACGAGATGAGTAATGCCTGCGAGACTAAACGACGGCACCGAGATTGCGATGCCGCTTCGCAATCTTCTTTCTATTGTGATGGGTGTTGCGATTGGTGTATGGGCTTATTTCGGGATTGTCGAGCGGCTGAATACCATCGAAACATCATTGATGATCATGGAGCAAGATGTCGGCCTGAACTCCGAGTTTCGGGTACGGTGGCCACGGGGTGAGCTAGGCTCGCTGCCCGCAGACGCAGAACAATTTCTCCTTCTAGGTCACCTTGAGAAACAGCTTGAGAAGATCGTGGACGAGGTTGAGTCTGGAAGCGCACCCTTCGATCAGCAGCAGGAGCTTACGCTTGAGTGGCATGCGGAACGCTTAGGTGCAATCGAAAACCAGATAGAAGAACTCAAGGCCCGACGATAGATGTTCAAAAAACCAAAGAATTGCCCGCGATGCGCTTCAGAAGTTCATGGTTCCCGGTTTTGTTGGATGTGTAGCTGGGACATGGATGACTTATATTCAGAGTGTAGCAGGTGTGGCAGTGATGCTGGCGATGATGGTTACTGCGTGATCTGCGGTGCCCTTGTTTTTTTAAAAAAAAATGATGAAGAAAAACCATGAGCATCTGGTAGTATTCTTAGGGGACACGCACTGCGGCTCCACAGTGGGGCTTTGTCCAGAGGAGGGTTTAGAGCTAGACGACGGGGGCTGGTACCAACCAAACAAGTCTCAGCTTTGGCTTTGGAGCAACTGGGTTGATGCGTGGAAGCGCGTTAAAAAAATGCGTGGCCGAAAAACAAAACTACACATCGTAGTTAACGGCGATGCCATCGACGGTGACCACCACCGGACATCCCAGATCGCGAGCAGGCTCACGGGCATCCACATCACATGCTTCCTTGAGTCCATGCGTATCCCCCTCGCACTAAAGCCTGACTCCATCCACATCATCCGTGGTACCGCCGCGCATGTAGGGGAGTCTGGCAACACGGAAGAGGGCATAGCTCGCGCCCTGAAGTCTCAGGGGTGGCCCGTCATGGGAGACCCTGACACGGGTCAGATGTCCTCGTACTGGCGCAAGATTACCATCGGGGGCGTGGACTTCGATGTGAAGCACCACGGTCGCATGGGTAAACGGGCCCACACGAAGGGTCCGTACATGCGGTGGTACGCTCAGGACATCTGTTTTAACTACATGATGGACAACCTTGCCCCACCCGACCTAGCCATCCGAAGCCACTTTCACCAATTCGCTGACAGTGGCAACATCCATAAAATAAAAACTCGGGCTGTAGCTTTGCCCGCATGGCAGCTTGCCACGGAGTATGTGCATCGGGTGGCAGAAAGTATGGCTGATATTGGGCTTGTCTGTGTACCCATTAAAGACGGGGAGTACTCCGTAGAGCCCATGCTTTATGCACCTGAACGTCCCACCCAAATGGAGATCAAGTGATTACGCAAGCGGAGATTCTTGAGCAGATTGCAAGCTCTATTGAGGAGCGCCGTAAGAGCATGCCGGAAGACGACCCCTACGCTTTTACAAGCAGGGAGCTTGTTGGTGTGATTGGTATTTCTGTGCGCAGGATGAGGGAGCTTCTTCGTGCCATGATTGAATCGGGTGACGTAGAGTCTACGCAAGTCTACAGGAAGAGCATTTCTGGTGTCGCTTCGCCGGTCGCCGCATATAAATTCATAATTAAATAACTAAAAAATTATTTTTATAGAGCTGGTTGTTAATTTTATTAATTATTACTCTGAAGAAAATATTTTCCTGAAACCAAGATGGTGTTGTGACATGTGACACGGTGTCACGCGTCACGGCTCCATCTGAGGAATCACAATAGCGGGCCATGTTAGACGATTCCACACCAATCTCAAAATCAACCGGGGTAAAGCTGACCCTCGGCGCAGTAATCGGACTGACCATGTTCGTAGTCTTTATTGACCGTCGCTTTGGCGCACTAGAGACACAGAGCCTGAACCATGGTACTGAGGTGGAAACGCTTTCCCGTAGACAGAATACATACATTGATCGGCGCAACGATCAGCACAATAGGCTTTTAGATGATCTCAACGACCTGAATGAAAGGCTTGATCGTCTATGTGAATCCCTCGCGTCCAGAGAGTCGGTGGTAATCTGCAATGAATAAAAATATTTTTATATTTTTTTTGTTATTTTTTTGCTTTCTTTTAATACAAAGCATTCATGGTAGTAATGCTCAGATCAAGGAAGCAGAAGAGGCTGTTACGGAAGCGGCGAAGCGGATGGCGACCGCTGAACTTGAAGTAATGCAGATGCAAGACGCTTATGAGCAACTGGTCGATAGCCTGAACCAGAAGCAGGACTCCCTGAAAGAGGTGTCCTTGCAAGCAGGTATACGGGCTGCGCGTCTGGAAGTAAGCTTTGCAGTCAGGACCGAATCGTTAGTTGACAGTCTGGTCGCAAGCGGGGATTCAGCATTCGCACAAATTGTGCAGGACCTGAAAGTGCAACATGACTCTGTTACTACAGAGCTACGGGGTCAGGTCGCGGCCCTTCAAGACGAAAGGGCGTTGCTGTGGAGAAGGGTGGAGGCGTCGGACTCTCTGCTTGCTACGCAAGTGGATCTCAATAACGCTCTCAGGGCCTCTGTAACGGCCTTAGAAGCCTCCAGAGACGCTTGGAGGGCGAAGGCATCCCCCTCGCTCCCCAAACGCCTCGCAGGGCATGCTCCAGCTATTCTTGCCGGTGCTGTGCTGGCGGGTATTGTTCGTTAAGTATTGTGCCAATGTTGGCAGCATAACCCGCAATATCCACCAAGCTGTCCTCATGCCATGGTGTATTGGCCAGTCGGGATAGCTTCTGGCAGATGTTGAATACGCAGACATCGTGAGCGTCAAAGATTGTAACCATGCGCTCACCATACTTTCTCTGCATGTACGCACTGAACATCTGTGCCGTCGCGCCATGATTCAGCATGGGCGTACCGTAATTAGCGAGTCTGTCTCCGCCAACCGCCGCTGCCGCTTTCTCTAAAATGTCGCTCATTATTTCTTCTTTGCCTTGGCAATACGAAGCGCCGTGACATGCGCTTGTGCCTTACGCTCAGTTGTGTGTTCTGCAAGCTTTTTCCATCTACCATCTTTTTTTACATACACAATTTTTCCTTCAGACTTGTACGGCATTGCTCCTCCTAGTGGACGGTTTCGTCTGGGTTATGTACAAGGCCATAAATCGGTATTCCGTCAAGCTCGACTCCTTCAGGCGGCTCTATGACTTCTAAGGCAACCAAAATCAAACACGTTTGGTGCAGGAACTGTGAAGCCTCGCTATCGCTCAAACCTGCACGGTTGGCAATCATATAGTAGGTAGCCTTCCATCTATCCCACCCAAGCTTCATCTGGGTGTCGCTTCCCACTACAAAGTGCAAAAAGATGCTGCCGATCATTGATGCATACGAAACTTGGCCCTTTGGTGAGTCTGCAAACGGTCCAGTCATGGGCCACACCTTGTCATTGTTTTCCATTTAAACGCGCCTCCATATCATCACGGGACGGGCATGACACTCAGCTCTCCTGCTCTTGATGTAGCTTCCTGTCGCCATTACCAAGCCATCCCTTCTCGCCTTGGTCATAGCGGCCCCCATGGCCCGTGGTTCGTTGGGCTTACTATCGACTTGTTCCCACAAGTAATCCGTGGTGAACGTTTGTTGATTTGGTATTGAAGAAATTATTTTTAGCACCGAATCAATCCAGCCGTCGTATGCAATCTCTAACTTGTCGATTGCATTGTCGCGCAATGCTTCCGCGTTGGCACTGAACAGTGACGTTTGCAGTGGATCATTCAATGCTTCTTCTAGCCATGCGGGACCTGCAATCACATCGTCCTCCTTGCTCATGTTTTCCTCCAGTAAATAAGTAGGGCTGGTTGCCCCCACCGGGTTCTAGCGTTTAGATCAGGAGTATTCCACCGAAGAGGACAACCTGTAGCGGTTGCCCCCGCTACGCCCTTTGCAAGCCTCAGCCAAGGCTTACAGCCACCAAGCCCTTTTACTTCTTTTTGCTGGCTCAGGAGTGCTGGGCATCTCTGCCTGAGCCCCCGTGTAAACTTCCTGCTTTTCTAGCTTTTCCTGTATTGCCCGACGTATCCATTCGCTCTGGGTGCAACCGTCGTGCATTGCCTGTTCCGCGACAGATGACCTTAGCCTGTCAGGGAGTCGGAGCAGGAATTGTTTGTCGTTTACCACGGCATATCGTCCTCGGAATCAGCGGCCTCCTCTACCTGCTGATTGTCATCGGAACGGGTGTTGCCTGAATTGGGCTCAAGGAACTCCAAGCGGATGCTCCGGTAGGCCATGCCCTTCCTTGAGACGTTCTCCCACGCCGCCGCCTTCAGTACGGGCATGGTTCCAGTCTTAGCTACCTCGACCATTGCCTTCAGGAAGTCGCGGGTGATCTCAATCTTGCCCGTCTCTTTGGGGTGCTTGTCGTTCTTCGCGTAGTTGTTCTTGAACATTGCGAAGTCGATGCGGGGACCACTGTTGTAGTTGCTCATTGTTTTCCTAGAAAGGGGTTGATAGTTGTTCTGCGGGTCCTTCAAGTGCCTCTAGCTCTGCCTTGACTTCCAGTAGCATATCGACCTCGCCACGGGACAGAGCCGCCTTGATGCGCCTCTTGAACTGGTCGTCAGGCTCCCATCCATTCTTGTCTAGCCTGTTTGCCGTAGCCTTGATCGACTTGATCAACTCTTCGCCGTAGACATGCTCGTGGTTGGGGTCACGCTTATTTTTTTTCTGAGCTGGTTTTTTAGCGGCAGGTT